AAGAATGAAATACAATAAAGATAATTGGAGAGAGACACCTGATGATCCGAATAGAGTAGGTGATGAGGACTTTCAACCTAATACTAAACGTAATTTATTCTTTAAAAATGCAGATGAGGAGTATCGCTTCTATATGGAACACAGAGAACCAATGAAAGTTAAAACTTTAGAGAGGTCAAACAAATGAAAACTATTATTCATGTGAATCAACATAACATTAAAGCTAATGCCAAGGGTGCTGATAAAAAAGTACTTACTGTCAAGACTTGGATGTCTAATATTAAATGTAATCAAGTTAAATTTACTGACGGTATAATAAAGTATTCCCGTGACAAGCCATTGTCATGTGGTGCTAGAGTTTGGATTGAAACCTTTGAACCTGTTGAAATTATAGGAGACTACGATGTATAGCAAAGACATAAACATACAGCAAGAACCTAAAGAGTATTCTAGTTTACATGCTGCTTATAGCTCAATAAATAATCAGTACCATCCTGATTTTATATGTCAAGTTGTCAATACATATTGGGAACCTTCAGAAAATAAAGAAGTTTATTACATAGATGTGAGAGACAAGGAGCAGGGTAATTGGATTGGATATTTAGGGGACTCTTATGAGTAAAGAAACAACAAAAGTTTGTGATTACTGTAAGAAAACTGTAGCCGTAGTTACCACTAACAAACTTTATTGGTGTGCTAATTGCTACACAAGTTATATAACTAGGATGTTAGCCCATCCAAGAAGAGGAGTAAGTCACTGATGTTTAAAGTCCATAACATAAAGATAAATTCTTATGCTCAAAGAAATCCTGATAATTTATTTGTAGTAATTATGATGGTGTCCCTAAGTATACAACAGAAGTGGTCACTGGTTGGTGATATGTTGTCAGACATGATAGAAAATAAATCTGATTGTCTTTACCTATGGGGGAATAAGGTGTCAACTTATGAGTATATGGTAACTCATAAACATTTTATTCATGGGCAAATGATGGCGGTATTAAAATCTAAGAACCTTACAGATCATGGCAAAGCAGTATCCTTAATGAAAATCTTTTTAAAGATTGACGGATTAGGATTAGCTAAGGCAGGATTTGTATGTCAATTAGTTGGAGGATTAGTAGGGTGCATGGATGTACATAATATTAAAACGTATGGGCTTGATCATAAAGCCTTGTCTTTAAACAAGAAACTTAAAACCTCTAAAGGTTTAGACAGCAATAGAAATAAAGTTGAAAGTTATATAAGACTATGCCATGATTATGGTACTGAAAATCTTTGGAACTCTTGGTGTTCAATGATAGCAGACAAGTATCCTAAAGATTTTATGGACGGTAATCATGTTTCTGAATTACACTACACTTACCTTACTGGAGAATACAATGATGAATAATGTAATTGATTTTAATGGCAATGGCGGGGCTAATCTAGCTCTAAGAAATAGAGATTATAACGGTGCTGACTTTGCTATACAGCCCCTACCTCTATACGTTTACCCAACAGGTGATGTTAGGGAGCCTGTAAAGATAAACAATAAATATGCTACTGTTAGATCAGATGACCATACAATACTAGGTATACATAGTATTAATTATAAGGCAGTAGAACATAAGGATATGATTGATACTCAAAGAGATGTCATCATTCGTTCTGGGTTAGCCGATGATTCTATTATAGAAACTATATCTTTAGATGCAACAGGAAAGAAATGTTATGTTAAACATGAGCTTCCGAATCATACAATTGAAACACCTAAAGGAGATTCAGCAGCCTTAACTTTCTTATCTATCAATAGCTTCTGCGGTACTTGGGCTTACCAAATATCAGCAGGTGCTAATCAAGGGGCTTGTCAGAACAGTCAAGTATTTACATCAGGTGCTGCTACATTGTATAAAGCTAGGCATAACAGGCACTTAGATATTCAACATGCAGCCGATGTGATTGTTAATGCTGTCCCATTATTTATGGAGCAAGCAGAACTCTGGCATAAGTGGAATGATACATCTTGTACAGATACTAGGGCAGCTATTATATTTGCAGGGCTTGTTAGCCCAGAGTTTAAAGAATTAGTAAAAGCAAATACTTCAGGGAGCATACAGCCAAAAACAGTAGAGAGAAACAGGACTTATAATTACCTTATGAATAAATACCACAGTCATTACAAGGGCGCTTTAGGTGCTAATCTCTGGGGTGTTTATAATACTATGACTGACTGGGGTACTCACATTCAGAGCAAGTCAGTTAATGTAGCAGGTATTCAGCATAGGAGATCAGGTGTAATACAGAAAGTTCTTGACACTCCTTACTTCATAGCAGCATAACTTACATGGTGTAGTACCTTTGGGGGTGTAAAAGCCCCCTCTTTTTAATTCAAGGATAAGACAATGACGATTAACGATTCAATAGAATACATCTGGACTGAGCTAGACAAAACATGGGATGGAGATGTGCGTCCTGATAACTGGGATGCAACCTGTGAACACATGGCTTTTATTGTAGAATCTTTAGCGGAGAAAAAAGATGATTCATAAATATTTACTAAGTGAAATTCCTAACGATGATGAAGGGAAAGCTTTTGTTAAACAACTTAAAAAGTATCTTAATAAAACAAAATGGGAAGTTAAGGTAAGAGGACAACACTTGAAGAAGGGGTTAGATTGGAGGCACTACTCCTATGGTCAACCGATAAGTTGTTCAACTCATTTAAGATTGTACGTTGATGAGAAAAAAATTAAGAGGTGTTACTAGTGAAACAAATACTGATCGCAATGGAGTACAGTGGAGTAAGCAGGAAAGCATTTGAAAAGTTATCAGCTACTAATAGTTTTAATTGGAACGTAGTTAGTTGTGACTTACTACCTGCCGATGATGGTGCTGCTAATCATATACAAGGGGATGCTCTTGATGTTATAAAATCTAAGCACTGGGATTTCATATTGATTCATCCACCCTGTACAGCCTTAGCTGTGTCCGGTAATGCTTGGTATGGTAAGGGTATGGTAAAGAATGCTGCACGATTAGAAGCTATTAAATGGACTACAGATTTATGGGAATTAGTTTGTGACTATAGTGACTATGCAGTCATGGAAAATCCAGTAGGTGTACTGCCCTTTAAACCAACACAGTACGTTCAACCCTATGAGTTCGGTCATCCTGAATCTAAGAAGACAGGGTTGTGGTTACATAACTTACCTAAGTTACAGGCCACTGATAATGTTAAGGAGATACATGATGCACTACCAAGAAAGGAACGAATGAAGATGCATTACTTATCACCATCTAAAGATCGTTGGAAACTTAGATCAAAAACTTATGAGGGAATAGGGCAGGCCATAGCAGAACAGCATGGGATATTTGCAAACAACAAACCAGTATACAATATTATTTAGGAGCAAGACAATGCACAGTACAAATGACGCATTCATGTTTAGAAAAAGAACAATAAAAGAAGTAATGCCTAAAGAAAAAAGAGAGGAATTAGTAGCTAACATAGAGCAACATGTTAAAGACTTTTTAAAATCTGGTGGGAAGGTGCAGCACTGTACTCCCTTTGCATATGGTGCGCCACTAGGAGTAACAGCTAGACAAAGACAACTTAACAACACAAAGGTAAGGAAAATAAAATGACATTATATGATAGAATGAAAGCACAGCGTAGTAGTGAAGCTGTTAAATCTAAACTAGGTAGACCGGCACTTGTGCTAAGTGATGCAGAAAAAATCGCGAGGTATGAAAAAACAAAAGCAACAAAATTAAAATCCCAACGCCTGTATCGTATGATGGCAATCCATAAATCAGAAGCTGCACAACTTGACCTAGCTATTGATTTTATATCTAAAGATATAGGCATAAAACTAACTAAGTCAGAGGGCTTAAAGTTTATATTAGATGCTTGGTCAAAGTCAGTATCCACCCAATGATAAGTGAAGAAGCTTACAAGGAGTTACGTTCAACACTTGATGATGTAGCCGGTGTTCCTTGGGATGAATGTTCAGACCTAGAATATATCAATGCTATCAAGTTGCTTGTGGATAGGTATGAAAAAGCGGAAGCTTATGTTATACTCAAAACATAAACGGAAAAGCAGACAAGGATGTCATCTTTATTTTAATTAATTATCAACAACATACCTTTGGAGGTATACTATGTCAGTACTACAAGGCGCTCTTTACTGGGCATCAATCACTAACCCCAACACTACTTATGAGCCGGTCTATTCGGTCAATGTTATAGTAGACGAAGACACTGCTACTGATTTTAAAAATCGTGGCTTCCGCATTAAAGATATGGATGAAGGCCCAGCACTTGTTGTTAAGCGTAAGGTTAGTGGTCCGAATGGTATGACAAGAGCAGCCCCTAAACTGTTTGACAAATCTAAGAATGAAGTAGATGTGTCTGTCGGCAACGGGACTATCGGCAAGGTTCAGTACAAGGAGTGGGAAGTTGTACGGCAGGGTGAAACCTATCGTGGTCTTGATCTTCAGGCTGTACAGATACTTGATCTTGTATCATTCAACCAAGCTGGTGATGAGTTTGATGTAGAAGAATCACTAGCTGAGGACGATGAGCTGTGATCAGAACTCCGAAAGAAGATACAGTTATCTTTCGGACTGGGGAGGGGGACTATGATGTCTCCCTTTTCAGCACTGATGGGCAACTAAAATATTCTGTAGCTCAGAGAGCCATAGCAGAGCTAAGAGATTTGACTGATCAGATGGTAATAAGAAGGGAAGCTATAACATCTCTTCATGCAGCCATCCAAGAGGTTGAATGCACAGAAGAAAATAAAGTTAAGCTTGTAAGAGCGAGGACAGAGACAGGACAGTACAAGCCTGATGACTTATCAACCCCAGATATAAACGAGGCGTATGTAAAAGCGCCTGACTATACTATTAACTACGAGGATTAGTATGTCGGATTACCCAGAGAAACCTTTTGTTAAATTTAAGTTACCGTGTCCGAAATGTGGAGGCAGTGATCCGGTATCTATGCACGAAGATCGTACTGCGTGGTGTTTCAGTTGCTCTACAGTCATTAAAGATTATGACAAAGAATGTGAGGCGATGCCGCCTAGCACAACTAAACCCATAGACATACAACCCTATAGAAATAATGCCATGAACAATGCAGAAGGAGAATTTCTAGCCTTATCAGACAGAGGAATATCTTTAGACTCAGCCAAGAAGTATGGTGTTAAAGCCGTGAAGGATCACAAGGGTCAGATCGTCAAGCACCTCTATCCTTACTATGTAGCCAATGAAATTGTAGGTTACAAAGTAAGAGAACAAAATAAAATGTTCACATGGAAGGGTAGTGGACAGGGCAGCGGCTTGTTTGGTGAGCAGTTATTCCAATCAGGAGGTAAGTACATCACCATTGTTGAGGGTGAGTGCGATGCAATGGCAGCTTATGAAATGCTAGGTTCCAAGTGGCCTGTAGTCTCCATAAAGAATGGGGCTGCGGCGGCTGTCAAAGATGTAAAGAACTCTATAGAATTTCTTGAGAAGTTTGATTGCGTAGTCATTAACTTTGATAATGATAAGCCCGGCAAGGAAGCAGCTAAAAAAGTGGCGATGCTTTTAACTCCGGGGAAAGCGAAAGTCGTGCATCTTGCAGATGATTTTAAAGATGCTAACGACATGATCAAGAAGGGCAACAAGCATGGCTATGTCACAGCATGGTGGAACGCTAAGATTTATACACCTAGTGGTGTTGTCAATGCTAGAGAGCTGAAAGATAAATACTTTAATAGAGAAAAGAAAGACTCTGTTCCTTATCCTTGGGAGGGGTTGAACAAGAAACTGTACGGCTTGAGACAGGGAGAGTTGATGACTCTGACAGGCGGCACAGGTCTTGGCAAATCCTCTATCACTAGAGAACTAGAACACTGGTTGATTAATAATACAGAAGATAACATAGGCATCGTGGCTCTTGAAGAGCATGACCTCAGAACTCTTGACTGTCTCATGTCGATAGAGGCGAATGACAGACTGTATGTAGATCATATCAGAGAGGGCTACGATCAGAAGTACTTAGATGAAATCTACAATAAGATATATGATAACGGAAGGGTGTGGATACACGCTCACTTTGGCGCTAATGATATAGACGAAATCTTTAGTAAGATTAGGTTTATGATTATAGGTTGTGACTGCAAGTGGGTGGTAGTTGACCACTTACATATGCTTGTGTCCTCCTCAACAGAGGGCGATGAGCGCAGAACTATTGATAGCATCATGACTAAGCTCCGCTGCATCGTTGAAGAAACAGGGGTTGGTATGATCCTAGTCTCTCATTTGCGTAGAGTAGAGGGCAATAGGGGACACGAGAATGGTGTCACTGTAGGTCTTAACCACCTCAGAGGCTCACAATCTATCGCTCAGTTGTCTGATTGCGTCATAGCTTTAGAGCGCAACCAACAGTCTGATGATCCTATTGAATCGCAGACTACTCACGTAAGAGTTTTAAAATCCCGGTACACTGGTGATGTGGGGATAGCTACTCACTTGCTATACAATCAGGAGACAGGTAGACTCAGCGAGGTAGATGCAGAAGATTATCAATATGATGGAGATGAACTATGAGTTCTTTAGTTTTTGATATAGAAACTGATGGGCTAGACGCTACTAAAATCTGGTGTATTAGTACATGTGATATTCATACAGAAGAATTGAACTCATACTATGGCGACAGTCTAGAAGAAGGTCTTGAAATACTGAAGGATGCTGACAAGTTAGTTGGGCATAATATAATTGGGTTTGATATTCCAGTTGTAAAAAATCTAACGGGTGTTGATTTGTCTAACAAACCTTTGATAGATACTCTTGTGTTGTCACGCTTATTCAATCCAATCAGAGAAGGTAACCACGGCCTAGAGTCTTGGGGTTATAGAGTGGGCCTACCTAAGATAGACTTCACAGACTACGGTACATTCTCACCAGAGATGGTGGAGTATTGTGAGAGGGACGTACTGGTTAACAAGAAAGTCTATGATGTTTTAAATCAAGAGAGGCTAGGCTTCTCAAGAAAGTGTATAGATTTAGAACAGAACGTAGCTGAGATAATAAGTAGGCAGAGCAAGAAGGGGTTTTTACTAGATGTTAAATACTCTACACTTTTCTTGGCTGAGTTAGAGGATAAGCTAGACGCTACTGTTGTCGAAGTTCATAAAGAATTCAAACCTAGTGAGAATGTTTTAATTTTGTACCCTGTAAAAACTTCTGCTGATAAGCTATCTAAGATGGCTGTTGCAGGAGATGGTACTAAGTATAGGCTCAACTCTGATGAGTATGATCTCTTACATCATAAAGATAATATAGCGCGGATTACTAGGACAGAATTTAATCTGGGTTCCCGTAAACAGATAGGTGAATACCTAAAGAAATTTGGGTGGGTTCCTACTAAGTTTACTCCCACTGGTCAGCCAATGGTAGATGAGACTACCCTCAAAAAGATAAAGGATATACCACAGGCTTTACTTATTGCTGAGTATTTAACATTACAGAAACGGATAGCTCAGATAAGATCATGGTTAAAAAACATTGACGATGCAGATAGAGTGCATGGGTTTGTTAATCCTAATGGTACAATCACCGGGCGTATGACACATCGAGAACCCAACCTTGCTCAAGTACCAAACTCTAACTCACCTTATGGCACAGAATGTAGGGCTTGTTGGATAGTGCCTGAAGGTTACAGACTTGTAGGTATAGATGCGAGTGGCCTAGAACTTAGGATGCTTGCACATTATATGGACGATAAGGAGTTCACAAATGAAATTCTCCACGGAGATATACACACCGCTAATCAAAAATTTGCGGGACTTGAATCTAGAAGTCAGGCAAAAACTTTCATCTATGCATTCATATACGGAGCAGGAGATGAGAAGCTTGGAACAGTGGTCGGAGGAGGTAGGAAAGACGGCACGAGACTTAAACAATCTTTCCTTGATAATCTCCCATCACTTAGGAATCTTAAAAATAGAGTTACGAGAGCAGCAGGAAAGGGTTTCATCAAAGGATTAGATGGTCGAAAGATATACATAAGGTCAGCTCATGCGGCGCTCAATTCTTTATTGCAGGGAGGAGGCAGCATAGTGATGAAGGAAGCGTTGCACCTGCTTAACAGTTACATTAAGGATAATAATTTAGACGCTCACTTTGTAGCTAACATACATGATGAGTGGCAGATTGAAGTGTCTGAGAAAGACGCTAAGAAAGTAGGCGAGTTAGGTATATTAGCTATACAAAATGCGGGACTAGAGTTTGATATGAAGTGTCCTCTTGATGGTGAATACAACATAGGAGCAAACTGGAGTGAAACACATTAAACACGATCCAAATAGAGTGGGTGATCTAGCAGAACATTATGCTATTACATGGTTATGGGATAAGGGTTATCATGTATTTAAAAACTGTGGTTGTACAGGCCCAGTAGATATTGTAGCCATGTCTCCAGAAGGAGAGCTAACATTAATAGATGTTAAGTCATACAAAGACGGGAGACTAAAAGGAAAAACAGAACAACAGAAAAAATTAAACGTACAGTACTTACATTATAATTCAGAAAGTCGTAAATGTAGATTCGTGAGGCATAAAAAATGGATGACTTAGTTCAGGATATATATAAAACTATAGAGCCTCTGTCGAGCGGCGAACCTATAGGTATAACTGAAGAACAGATAGATGACTTTGGTGATGCCATGAAAGAGGTGATGCGCTCCTGGGCTAACCCAACTAAACGGGACTCTAGCTTTTCTATTAGGATGTCTAATGTGGGCAAGCATCCCCGTAAACTTTGGTTTGATTCTCAAAGTACAGATGCTCGGTCAACAATAAATGTGCCGACTCAAATTAAATTTCTTTACGGACACATGCTAGAAGAACTAGTTAAGTTGTTTGTGGTTATGTCGGGCCATGATCTAACAGGGCAGCAGAAAGAAGTTGTTGTCGATGGTGTAGTTGGACACATAGATTGTATTATAGATGATGAGGTTGTTGATATTAAAACTGCATCAAGCTTTGCATTCTCTAAGTTTAAAAACGGGACACTCAGAGATGACGATCCCTTCGGTTACTTAGGACAACTTGCAGGGTATGAAGAGTCAGAGGGTACTAACAACGGTGGCCTACTAGTTCTCAATAAAGAAAGCGGTGAGCTATGTTTCTATCAGCCAGAAGATTTAGACAAGCCTAATATTAGAAACAAGATAAAGAATATAAAGCTTGCATTAAAGTCAACAGAACCTCCGGTTGATTATTGCTTTAAGCCTGTCTTCGATGGCACTAAAGGCAATACAAAAATAAATAAAAATTGTGGGTGGTGTGAGCATAAATTTAAATGCTTTGAAAATTCTAATGAAGGCAAGGGACTACGTGTGTTTCGGTACGCTAAAGGTTATACTTTCCTAACTAAAGTTGCAGCAGAACCTAAAGTGCAGGAGGTAGACCATGAATTCAAAGATTTGCAAACAGATACGGAGACACTCTAAGACTATACTAGTTGAGTGGTTTAAAACTTTAGTGACTGAAGATCAATCTAAAGATGTAGATGAGAGCAACATAATTTCTTATCTGTCAACACAAACACACATCTTTACTAATAACCAAATGCACCTGAGTGCTTACTCATACAGGTGGGTGATCAAGAAAGTAAAGACTCTGATAAAGAAAACTAATATGGACGTTACTTCAGTGAGGTTACAAGACATTGGCAACTAAAAAAGGATTTAGAAAACCACGGGTTCAAAGACCTGTAGAAAAAAATGTGCCTCCTAGTTATGATTCTAATTGGGAACACGATCTACACAAAGGACTTCTACAACAATGGCAGCATCATGTTGAAGTAGTCAACTACATAATCAAGCATACTTATGAGCCTGATTTTGTTACGACAATGAATGGCAAGTTAATTCTTTTAGAAGCTAAGGGGAGGTTCTGGGATTTTGCTGAGTACAGTAAATACATATGGGTTAGGAAAGCACTGCCAGAAAATACAGAGTTAGTATTTTTATTTGCTAATCCTTCTTCTCCTATGCCCCAAGCAAAACGTAGGAAAGATGGTACTAAAAGAAGTCATGGAGAATGGGCATCAGCTAACAGCTTTACATGGTATAGTGAAGATTCGTTGCCAGATAGTTGGGTTGATGTTCGATACAGAAAAGATAATACTTTAAACATTGAAAGTGAATAGGAGACACTATGAGTATTGATGAAGCAACACCTCAAGAATGGGATGAGATTACAACTCCAGCTCGGATTGTAAAGAAGACAGCACAGCCCGTAGTCCAGACAGATGATGTAAACCACCCGGTGCATTACAATAATGGTAAGGTGGAATGTATCGAAGCAATAGAAGCTATGCTAAGTGAGACAGAATTTGAAGGGTATGTCAGGGGCAATGTAATAAAATATGTGTGGCGCTTTAAATATAAAGACGGCCTAAAGGATTTAAAAAAAGCTAAGTGGTATCTAGAGCGGCTCATTGCTTCATTAGATTCTAGCGAGAAATAAAATGTGGGACCGCAAAGCAGACAGGGTTGAGAAGTATCTTAAAAAGAAAAAGAAAGAAAAACCTCAGCCCGGTAAACAGGCTATTAAAAAAATTAAGCGCAAGGAGAGTATAAGAAATGACTGAGAAAATTGGAGTTCAGCCATACTTAGGTATTCATATTGACTACGATAAAGAACAAGAACTAAATACTTTTAGTAAACAATCAATCACAGAC